ATACGGCTCTTTCCTTATTGACCAACCCTTATTTCCTCGCCATGGCAGGTGTGGCTGGTGTCGGAATGGCTTTCAAATGGTTCTATGACTACAACAAGGGCATAGAGGAAGCCACACGCAAGACCATGCAGTTCACTGGGCTTTTCGGTGACGAAATGAAATCAGTGAGAAATCAAGCCTTGGCAATCAGCGAGACGTTTGGCGTGGATTTTGGCGAAACCTTGCAATCCGCAAATGTAATGAGCAAGCAGTTTGGCATCAGTGTATCAGAATCGCTAAAGCTCTTGCAAGATGGCTTTGTGGCTGGTGCGAATGCTAGTGATGGGTTCCTAGAGAACGTGAAGGAATATCCAACGTACCTGAAGGAGGCTGGATTGAATGCGGAGCAATTCGTGGCAATTTCAACCAACGCCACCAAGCAGGGAATATTCTCTGACAAGGGTCTTGACACCATCAAGGAGGGTAATATTAGACTTCGAGAGATGACTACCGCAACAGCAGCCGCATTGGATGGCATAGGTATATCAAGCAAGAAAGTTCAGAAAGAACTGCAAAACGGTAGCAAGACCACATTCGACATCATGCAGGAGGTCGGTAACAAGCTAAAGGAGTTCCCTGCTTCATCAGCCAAGGTAGGAACAGCCATCGCAGATATATTTGGAGGTCCTGGCGAGGATGCAGGACTAAAGTACATCGAGACCCTCGGAGACATTGAGATGAACATGGATAAGGTCAAGGAACAATCCAGTGATGTTGCCAAGGCTCAGGAAAAGCAGGTGGAAGCCAACAAGCGTTTGAAGGATACCGCAAGTGCACTCTTTGACGTTACTGGTGGCGGCTTTGAAATGATGAAGTCTCAGGCGGCAACATTCGTGAGCAACCATCTAACGAAACTATTGAGGGCTATCATCAACCTTTATAACCAAAGCGTGGCATTTAGGGGATTGATTCAGTTGATAGGCTTTGCGTTTAAGTCTGTCGGGCAGGTTGCCTTGCTTGCCTTCAACATCATCATAGATGCCATTAAGCTTGTTGCAAGACCAGTGAGGGGACTGTTGCAGATGTTTGAGGGCTTTTTCTCCTTTGACGTGAAGAAGATGCGAGACGGATTCAACTCCATCTTTTCGGGTCTTGGCAATACCGTGAAGGAGGCTTGGGGAGACTTGAAGAAATTCGGCAGCGGAATGGCTGATGCTATCGTGGGTGGCATGAAGAATACTTTTAACCATGCTAACATCAAGATACCAGTCAGCGCAGATGCGCCATCCATGGCGACCGCCACAACCGACAATACAAAGCTCAAGGACGGCACTAATATCGCCAGCACTACCCCTAAGACCAAGAAGGAGAAGGCAGCAGCCGACAAGGCGGTAAAGGAGGAAGCCGAGCGCAGGAAGAAGCAGGAAAAGGAATTGCAGGAAGCGATTGCGCTTATCCAGTACAAGTACAACGAGCAAGTAATGGACGCTAAGAAGCGATACCTTGCAGGCATGTACGACAACGAGCGAGACTACAGCAACGACCTCGAACAGCTGGAGAAGGATATGGTGGCAAGGAGCATTGACGCATACGTGGCGGCTGGAGAGATAGGAGCGGAAAAGGCGCAGGAAATGCAGGCAAAACTTCTCGACATCATGATAAAGGCGAAAGCGGACATCAAGAACCAAGCCAAGGAGATTGTGGACGAACTCAACAAGGAGTTCGAGGAAGCAGAGAAGAAGCGAAGGGATGCGGACATCATGAACGGTGGCACTGGAGAGGAAGACGATACAGCCAAGCTGGAGAGATACAAGGCTTTCCTTCAGAGCAAGATGGACGCCTACAAGGACTATGTAACCGTGCAGGAGCAGCTGCAGAAGGATTTGAGCGATGCAGAAGTCAAGGAGCAAGAGGAAGCAAACAAGAAAAAGGCAGCTTTGCAGGAAGAGCAACTAAAAATGATGAGCGACATGATACAGACCATGGGAGACGGTCTGTCCGAGTTCTTCGAGAGCGAGGATAAATCGCTGCACTCATTCCTCAAATCGATGCTGACATCAATACTTGACGCAATCGAGATAGCTGTTAACGCTTACTATGCACAGATCCTGGCGAAGGAGATTGCAAGCAAGTCGTGGGGAGGTGTTGCGAGTGCAGCAGCATTAATGGTACTTATCAAGGCAGCATTTGCCGGAGCGAAAGCAGCAGTCAAGGGCTTCTCCACTGGTGGCTACGTCCAAGGCTCTGGAACCGGAACGAGCGACAGCATCCCGGCAAGGCTTAGTAATGGCGAGAGCGTAATGACCGCCAAGGCGACTTCGATGTTCAGCCCGATATTATCCGCATTCAACCAGCTAGGCGGTGGCGTGCCTATCGTAGTAAACAACGGAGGCAGCAACATCGGCATGGATATGCTGGCGGCAGCTGTAGCAAGAGGGTATCAGATGGCTCCTCAGCCAGTAGTGAGCGTGGAGGAGATAAACAGAACCCAGCGGAGAGTGCAGACGATAGAGAATATCGGCAGGATTTAAAGTGTAGTTATTTCTTTAAGATTTGCGTTCTAAGCGGCTTTCGCTTAAAGGTGGTAAAGTTACACACCCAAGGTAATAAAAGCCGCTTAGAACGCAAAATTTCGGCTTGTTTAGAAAAATTAACTGCTTACGAGATAAACATATCGAAAAATGTCGTATCTTTGCAGCGTTTTAAAACTTAAAAATCACGATTCAATGGCAAAACTCAGAATATACAACGATATCGACAGCCAAGACAACAAGTTTTGGTATCAATGGTGGGGTGGCGATTGTGTCTGCTTTCAGGATATAGATGCTTTTGCAGCAAGCATACCGAAAGACGATGATATAATAGATATGCGCATCTTCTGCAATGGCGGCTCTGTGGTCGAAGGCTGGGCGATTTACGACCGACTGCGGCAGAGCGGAAAGAAGATTTCCTGCACCGTTGAGGGCAAGGCAGCATCCATGGCAACAATCATCATGCTTGCAGCACCAAAGGAGAGCCGCAAGGCATACGAGAACGCTGCCTTCCTGCTGCACAATCCGTGGGTTCCTGGCTGGGGGTTGGGCGACCAGCTGAACGCAAAGGACTTGAAGAACCTGGGCGAGGAAATGCAGATGTGGCAGGATAAGATGGTGGACGCATACGTAGAGCGGTGCGAGTGCGACCGGGAAGAAATTCAAGCCTTGATGGATAAGGACATATTCATCAACACCAGCGAGGCTTTGCGCCTAGGTCTTATCAGCAGCACCGTTTCAGCACTCAGCGCAAGCGCATCAAAACGCAACATAGAAAATTTTATTAATTCAAAACAACAAAATCCAAAAGCAATGGAGAAGAAAACAGAAGTAAAGGCTTCTCTCCTCGACAAGATTCTCGCTAAGTTGGGCGTGAAGACACTGGAGGAAGCAGAGCAGGCGGTGGCAGAGCCACAAGCCAAGGCAGAGCCAAAGGCGATGGAACTCAACACAGCAGACGGACAGACACTGACCGTAGAGCGTGAAGAGGGAGATCCACAAGTTGGCGACAAGGCAAGTCCGGACGGAACGTTTGAAATGCCCGATGGCAAGACAATCGTTGTAGAGGACGGTGTAATTACCGACATTCAGACCGCAGACAACACCGACAATGAGGGTGGTGAAGGCGGTGAGGGCGGCAGCGCATCAAGCACCGACAACGAAACCGTAGCCAAGTTGAAGCAGCAGGTAGCAGCACTCAAACAGCAGTTGAACGACACAAAGGCACAGCTGGCAGGCGCACAGAAACTCGCAAAGAGCAAGGAAGACATGCGCATCCTGAATGCCGTGAAGATGGCAGGCGGTGCTGAGAAGGTGCTGGCAGGCTACAGCAGCCACTACCAGCCAGCACAGCGACAGCCAAGCGGCAAGGGCGCAGGCGTCAACGTGAACCCAGTCGAGGAAGGCAAGAACGCTATCAAGGAGAGACTTGCCAAGCTCCACAAAAAGGGCAAGAAGCAATAAAGTATTAACCCATTAAATCAAAAGAAAATAATGGCAGGATTTACAAAACAGCAGCTCGAGAACCTTAAACTCGAGCCGGAAAACCTCGCAAGCATCAAGGATGCAGTGCAGGAAACCTTCTACAACGATGAAGACTTCTCTTCATTCGTGAACATTCAGAAGGTCAAAGAGAAAGACCCTATCGCTCTTCTCGGAGAGATGGAAATGGTAGGTAAGAAGGGTGGCGGTTGCGACCCTACCTATGAGGAGAAGGGTATCGCCAACTCCCAGAAGCGTTGGGAATTCGGACAGTGGGAAATCCCAGTCAAGATTTGCTACGAGGCAATAAAGGGAACCATCGGAGAGTATTCACTGAAGACTGGTACAGCCATTGGCGACCTCACCAGCACCGACTTTATGACAATCTTTGCAGATGCACTCCAGCGAGCCATGGAGCAGATGATTTGGCGTTTCGGATGGCTTGGTGACAAGGAGGCAGCATTGGCAGGTGAAGGTGGCGGCAAGCTGACAGCAGGCTTAGATGTCAGTAATTTCAACGTCTGCGATGGTCTCTTCAAGCGCATCTTTACAGCCACAGCGACCAAACATACAGCCATCGCAGCCAACAGCGAGACCACGGCAGCATTGCAGATTTCTGCATTGCGCAAGAGTGGTGCGGCTACTACACTTGTAGACACCATCTTGATGGATGCAGACACACGTATCGTAGACGACAGCGATGCCGTATTGCTCATGACACGCTCGCTTGCTGACGCATTGACCTACGACCTCAAGAAGACCTACCACGACATTATGCCGTGGGAAAAGTTGTTCGATGGCTTCGAAGTAGCGACCTACAACGGAGTGAAGATTGCACGTGTCGGCATTTGGGACAGAATGATTAAAGCATACGAGAAGGGCGAGACGACAATCAACCTTCCACACCGTGCGGTATTCTGCAATCCGAAGCACCTTATGATTGGTACAGATGCAGACAACCTCATCAGCGACCTCGACATCTGGTTCGACCAGAAGGAGCGCAGAAACTATCTCTATGCTACCGGTAAGATTGGCACGGCTCTCCTCGAAGAGGACATGATCTATGCAGCTTACTAATCGCTCCAAATTTTCAGTTTAGTATTAAGTTATTTGACAATCCTCAACACCCACAAAACGGTGTTGGGGATATAACAATTAAAAACGAATTAATATGACAACAACTTGCGAGAGCCTTATCGCCCAGGACATCATCGTCCCTTGCGAAGACCAAGTAACAAAGGGACTGGAGGGCGATGGACTTATTATCAACCGAGACGACATCGACTTCACCAAGTCCGTTGTAGCGGGCAATATAATTAAAACATTAGTTTTGAAGACTGGCAAGAAAGCATACGCTATCCGGCAGGAAGGCAGCAAGCCATTCACTGGAACCAAGACCGAGCTGACCGTTGGCACGTATCGCAACAGCTGGAAGAACACCGTAGCAGTCGTGGTATTGGCTAACACACCTGACGTTTGCGCCAATATTATTGACGGACTGGCGAACGGAAAGTTCGTTATCATTCTGCGCAACCTCTCTAAGGGAGCGGACGGAAATGCAGAGTATCAGGTGTTCGGATATGCGCAGGCACTGAAGGCAAGTGCAGGCGAGAACGACAAGTACTCAGACGACACCGAGGGTGGCTGGCTTATCACGCTGGAAGAGGAGAGCGTACCGAAGGCAGCTTATTTCTTCTTCGACACAGACAGCGAGACCACAGCAGCCAAGTATAAGAGCCTTCTGACGGAAGCAGCAGCGTAGCCTATGACATACAAGGAAGCGACAGCCAAGGTCGATGAGTTGAAGGCACGTTTCGACAGTCCCTTTGATGCAACCGACAAGGCAGTTATCGAATCTCTTTACTTCGAGGTAACACGAAAGCGGTTTGTTCCGACAACCTGCCAGCAGTGTTACCACGATGCTTTGATTGAAATTTATCTAAAACTCAAAAAAGAAAAGGCAATGCCAAAAACATGTAATTACGCAATGAAGGCAGGTTTCATCATTTCCTGCCCGGACTTCTACCATGGTAAGATTTTCACGAACGAGAACCTGACCGACAAGGTAGCGCATGAATATCTGACGAAGTACCCACACATGGAAGGCTACTTTCAGAAGATACCCAGCGATGAACTCATCGAGAACAAGCAGCAGCCAGAAGGCAGCGACAACGGTGCAGATGATACAGCAGGGAAAGATTCTGCCGAAAAAGAAGCAGGCAGCGACAAGAAGCTCGACCAAGCCGAGAAAGCAGGCAAGGAAGAGTAACCAAACAACAAGTAAAACGACACAAGCAATATGAACGTTAAAACAGTTAAAAAGCCAAGGCGAAGGGTTGATATTTCCTACATCAGCCGATTCAAGATGCAGGCATACGGATATGATAATCTTTATCCGCAGAACCTCGCACGCATCACGGAAGCCAGCGGAACGGCAATGCTGTGCCTTAACCGCTACGCCCGATTTATTGAGGGTTACGGCTTCGATAGCGATGTTATCGCAGCGTTAGCGATGAACCAGCTAGGGGACACGGCAGACGATTTGCTTCGGAACGTAGCGCAAGACCTTGCGAGGTTTGGAGGATTCGCCCTTCACGTAAACTACAACGTTCTAGGGCAGGTGTCGAGCGTGAGCCACGTACCCTTTGAAAATTGCCGCCTTGAAGAGACGGACGACAAGGGTAACGTGGCGCACGTCTTGCTGCATCCAGACTGGGAGCAGAAGAAAACGAGGAACGGAAAGCGGTTGATGGTGAACGACAAGACCATTGAGCGCATCAACGTCTTCAATCCCGACCCCGACATCGTTTTTGAACAGATCGAAAACGCAGGAGGCATCGACAGCTACAAGGGGCAGATTCTGTGGCAGAGCCTAGACGGACAGTTTATTTATCCTACAGCCAGCTATGATTCAGCCATCACGGAGATTTCGACCGATGAGGGACTGGGAAACGTGAAGATGCGAAACGTGAGAAACAACTTCCTCGTCTCCTGCATGCTCGTAACCAAAAAGGGCGTTCCAAAGTTCGATGAGAACGGAGAAGAGGTGGAGAGCGGACAGATGATTTCAGATGAAGACCTTTTGCAGTTCCAAGGGGACGAGAACACAGCGAAGATTCTTGCGGTCGAGGTTGAGAACGAGGAAGACGAACCGAAGGTTGTCGCCTTCCCAACGAAGAACTTCGACAAGGAGTTCAGCGTGACCGACAGCAGCGTTATCGAGCGCATCTACGCACAGTTCCATCAAGAACTCTTCTACTCAATTCGTATTGGCAAGCTGGGATTCAGCGGACAAGTTATGCAGGACGCTTACGAATACTATGCCGGAGAGGTAACGACCGAGCAGCGTTTCATCGAGCGAGCCTTCAAGAAGGTTCTGAATAGCTGGCACGACCCATCCATTCAGAACCTAGACCCGAAGCTACAGCCGTTGAAGTATATCAGCAGCGAGGCGGGAAACAACACCATCAAAAACGAATGACCATGCCAAAGATTGAACGTAAACCATTATTGACAGTCGAGCAGTTCAAGCAACTTGCAAGACCGACCAGCACACACCTTGATGAGGATGATGTGGAGAAGTTTATCCGAGAATGCGAGGATGCCTTTATCTTGCCAGCCATCGGCTGGGCGAACTTCAAGGCATCAATCGGACTTTGCCAATGGGACAACACCTTCGATGATTCTTTTGTCCCCGATTTATTCTTGGACGGAGGAGAGTGGGACACCAAGGAGAGAGACGAGGACGGAAACGAATTCAAGAAGCTAAGGTATTGTAACGGTGTACGCAAGGCGGTCGCTTATTTCACGTATGCGAAGTTATTGCGAGCCGATGGAACAATTATAAGCCGTGCGGGCGGGATGCGTCACAGAGACGAATATTCCGACCATGTGCAGGACATAACCAACAACAAGCAATACAACGACATCATGGGACTGGCAGAAGGGTATTTATCCGATTGCCTATATTATCTTAAGTATCACGCAAAGAGCAAGCAGATAAGCCCAGTTAGAGGTAGTCGGGCGCATGTGCATGCGATAGGAGACTAGAGCGTATGGCAGACACAGTAATCAAGACAATTTCCCAAATGCGGGAGGTGGCTCAAAAGGTCAAGAACGAGACGGAGGTCGGTTGCAATACCGCAGACCGTGTCGGAGGGCTTTTAGAGGACATCGTAAATCATATCGGTCAGCACGAAGACAGCCTTTTAGTCCTTGGGGAAAGCGAGTATAATTCCATCAACAAGGACGAAAGCAAGATTTATTTTGTTTACGAGGAGGAATAGGTATGATTCGGGCATTTGGGCATGACATAGCGATAATACAAGCCAAGGGCAAGGTTATCGCAGCGGTTTATCGAGGAGCGAGGCTTGTTTGGCAAGCAGTCCGTTCTTGCTTCGGGAGCGGGCACTGGATAGACTCTAAACCGTGGATTGATAGCGAAGCATGGAAAAATAATTAAAAGTAATAACAATGGCAAAAGTTTATGACAACCCTATAAACCTTTCCACCAACTGGGGAGGGGATTCCAGCACTGGAAACTTGCCGGTGTCGGGCAGGCGAGTGCAGGAACTCATCAAGAATACCTTCGCCAAGAAGGGTGGATGCGTGCAGATTAAAGATAAGAAGTTTTTGCAAATTTTCGCAGATGAAGCATCCATGAGAAAGTACAATTCCAACACGGAAAAGTACGAAGATTTAGTTGTATCGCAAGTTCAGCTTCCGAACACCGGAGCGACACAAGCGACAATGAAAAATACGATATTCGTCACACCTAGCGAGTATACGACCGCTGGGCGTGCCGAGACTTTTAAGTTTAAATACTTGTCTTATTACGAGAACGAAGAAGACCTTTCTCAGATGAGCGGGTCTTGCACGGTCTATGTTGCAGGTACGCAGCGTGAGCGAATAACCTTGCGCTCTGGTAATACATACACTATAGACGTAACTAAGTACATCGGGGAGGACGTTACGGAAATCAGATTCACTATCGACAACGGGGAGGGAAGTTCTAGAAGCTATGTTTACGAAGTAACGATGGTCAACCTTATGGTATCTTCCAGCTTCGACAGCGTGACTGCATACGATGGTGTTATCCCTTTCATTTACACCCCTATCGGCAACATCAAGAAGACCGTCCACATTATTTTGGACGGCAAGGAGATACACCAAGAAGAAACAGAGGTCAACAACCGTCAGCAGACCTTTGATATTCCAGCGCAAGCGCACGGAGCGCATAGCCTGGAAGTTTATCTGTCCGCATCCGTGCAGGGTTCGGAACTGGAGAGTAATCACCTTAACATTGCGCTCGTCTGTATCGAGCAAGGAAACGAGACCCCAATCATCGCTAGCACCATGGAACATATATACATGAAGCAGTACGAGACGGTTTCCATTCCTTTTGTGGTCTACGATCCACTGAACAACCCAGCAGACATTGCCTTGAAGATTAACGACTCCATCGTGGCAACCCGAAAGGTTGACCGCACTAAGCAATCGTGGGTATACAAGGCGATGAGCCAAGGCGATGCCACCATGACGATAACTTGCAGAAGTGTAAGCAAGACATTCCCATTGGCTGTAGACAAGTCTTCTATTACATCAGAGGCAGAAACTCAGAACCTCGAGTTGTTCCTGACATCGCAGGGAAGGAGCAACCAAGACACAGACAGAGAAACATGGGAGAACAACGGAATTGCGGCTTCGTTCTCCGAAATGAACTACATAACCAACGGATGGATAGTCGATAAGGACGGCAACACAGCCATGCGATTGAGCGGTGGAGCAGCAATGACTATTCCTTTGAAATTATTCTCCAAGGACATCAGACAGACTGGCAAGACCATAGAGATTGAGTTTGCTGTTCGCCAAGTGATGGACTATGAAGGTGTTGTTCTCTCTTGTCAGCAGGGCGGCATTGGTTTGCGACTGACCCCGAACACAATATCCCTAACTTCGGAACAGTCCACACTGGAGACCAAGTACAAGGAGGACGAGCGAGTACGTGTGTCCTTCGTGGTTGAAAAGCGAGCCAACAACCGATTGATGCAGATTTATATCAACGGTATCAAGTCGCAGTCACTGCAATACCCAGCCAATGACGGATTCGTTCAGCCATCGCCAGTGGACATAACCGTAGTATCATCTACAGCCACAATAGACATATACAATATCAGGAGCTACTCTAACAACCTCAATGCACAGCAGTTACTGGATAACTATATTGCAGATATGGACGATATAGACAAGAAACTGACTATTTTCAACCGTAATCAAGTCTATGACACATACGGCAATTTGAGTTATTCTAAGATGCTGGAGCAGATACCTTGCCTTATCATTACTGGCGAGTTATCGCAGTTTAAGGGAGACAAGAAAACCGTGAGCATTGAGTACGTTGACAAGAACAATCCAGCGAATAGTTTCACCGCAGACGGTGTGGAGCTGAACGTGCAGGGAACTTCTTCCCAGTACTACCCACGCAAGAACTACAAGGGCAAGTTCAAGAAGGGTTTCAATATGACAGAGAGCGGAAAGCATCAAGACATGTTCACGCTAAACGAGGAGGCAGTGTTGCCAGCAGCAAATTTCTGCTGGAAGGCTGACTTTGCCGAGAGCAGTGGCACACACAATACTGGTTTAGCTAACTATATCGGGTGGATGCTTATGCAAGCAGGTATTCTGACCGAGCCACAGAAGAAGAATGTATTGATACGTACGACCGTATATGGAGAGCCATGTTTGATTTTCCACAGAAGCAAGGCAGGGGAGACACCTCTGTTCATCGGCAAGTACAATTTCAACACCGACAAGAGCGCAGAGAACACATTCGGCTTTGCGGAGGGGGACGAATCGTGGGAGTTTCTGAACAACACCAGCGACCGCTCTAACTTCCTTTCAGCCGATTTCAGCGGTGAAGGATGGAAGAACGATTTCGAAGGTCGTTATCCTGACGGCAACGAAGACATCTCAAAGATGAAGGAAGTGTTTGCATGGGTAGTTTCTTGCAAGGGTAACGTTGACAAGTTCAAGTCAGAACTGGAACAATATTTCGACAAGAAGATAATTCTCTTCTATTACCTCATTACATTGGTTTTTGGAATGGTTGACCAGCGAGCGAAGAACCAGTTCCTAACATTTTATGTTGGTGGAAAGTGGATTTTTATCTTCTATGATAATGATACGGTCTTCGGTATCAATAACGAGGGTGCAATTCAGTTTGGCTACGATATAGAAATACATGACGTTATCGGTAACTTGAATGTATGGAACGGTGCAAACTCCTTGCTTTGGGAGCTTGTGGAGCAGGCTTTTTCTTCCGACATCACGAAGATGTACCAAGACTTGCGTCAGAAGGGCATTCTAAGCTACGACAAGATTATCGAGTTCTGCAACACAAGACAGAGCGACAAGTGGTGCGAGAGCGTCTACAATGAGGACGGTTATTTCAAGTACGAGTCTCCTTTGATTGACGGATATACGGACTATTCTACTGGAACTGCGCAGACCGTGAAGACTGGTGCGTTTCTCTATGCCCTCCAAGGTAGCCGAGATGCACACAGAAGATGGTGGCTATACAACCGATTCAAGTACATGGATTCTAAGTTCCAGGCAGGCTCTTCGTTGTCTGACTACATTACTTTCCGAACATACACACCTAGCGTGTGGGCTGGTGTCGAGCCAAAGGCAGACATCACCATCGGTGCATTCTCGGCAATGTATGGAACTATTCGCTGGGGTAGCGTGACCAAGAGTGAGAGAATACGAGAGGGAGAAGTGAAGACTATCACTGCACCTTCTGGCATAAAGTTTAACGACACAGAGACCATTATCTACAATGCTTCTATGATTAAGACTATTGGCGACTTGTCGGCTCTATACGTTGGCACGGTTGATGTATCGAAGGCAACGAATATCACGGAGTTAATTATTGGTTCTTCCAAGGCAGGCTATCAAAATCAAAACTTCAGCGTTCTCTCACTGGGCAACAATGCGAAGTTGCGCAAACTGGATATTCAGAACTGTCCCAACTATACCACAAGCATTGACGTGAGCGGTTGCGAGAACATAGAGGAAGTGTATGCGAAGGGAACGAAGGCTACAGCCGTGAATCTTGCTGAGGGTGGAGTGCTTAGAATTTTGGAACTCCCAGCCACCATTACCAACTTGACTTTAAAGAACCAGCCAAAGCTTGGTACTGGTCTATCAGTCGATTCGTGGACAAACGTAACCACGCTTGTTATAGAGAATTGCCCGAATATCGAGCCACTAGACATTGCCGAGAAAATCCTTTCCTCGGACAATGCACTCGTATACGTAAGATTCACCAACATCAATGCACAGAAAGCCAATTTCGCAATACTCAACAAGCTGTCGAGCATTAAGGGTGTCGGAGACAATGGGGAGTACACTTCAATCGCATATTTGAGCGGAAAATATGTTGCACTTAAAGCAATCGAGGAAGACATCGAGAGAATGAAGAGTCTTTACCCTCATTTGACAATCACAGCAAGAACCGTACTGAAAACAATATTTGCCACCTTCGACGTGGTAAGCCAGTACGGAGGAATAAAAGGAGCGACCGTTGAAATCAATGGTTTGACATACGACCTTTCTTCGGGAACGGTAAAAGTGCCATTGGCAGAAGGAGAACCATACAATTACGTTATCCGATACAGTGGAGGCGAAGATAGAGGAACCATTCAGTCTCGTTCGGACACGACAATATCAAAGTCGTACAATATTGAATTTGACATAATGACAATGAAGCCAGAGCCTGACGGCAAGATGCAATTATTGGTAATGGGCAAGACTATTAATATAAATGGAAGTAACATAATCACGGACTGGGGAGATGGAACGACTAATTCTGAAATTTCGCATACATATACTGATGGTAATTCTTTGCATAACATCTCTATTGATTCCGCAAACGATAGCAAAGCATTTATCTATTTTAACTATTTTGGCAGCGGTACTGTTTTGGCTTTTTGGGGCATCGGCAACTCAAAGGTTGTGATTACCTATTTTAAGGACCAAAGAAAATTGGAATACATCACCGATGATTTATTCTACAATGGCAGTGGTACTATCTATTTATTTTTCTACGGTTGTTCTAAGCTTAAAGAGATACCAGCCAAACTGTTTGAACCGATATCAGATGTGACATCAATGCATAATTATAGTAATTGTGGTACGTTTCGAGGATGCTCTTCCTTAAAAGAAATTCCAGCAGGGCTTTTCGACCCATTAGTCAATCTGTATAGCGCTACCAACTTGTTTGCCGGATGCGATTCCTTAAAGAAAATTCCAGCAGGGCTTTTTGATAAGCTTGTAAAAGTAAACTTTGATATTGCTGAAGATAGAATAGGACTTTTCCAGGGTTGTTCCAATCTAGAGGAATTCCCACATAATTTGTTCGATAAGAACGTGGGAACTAGAACGTTTTATTACGTATTCAAAAAGACAGCCTTAAAAGTAGGTTTTCTGCCACTTTGCAAAGAGTCCAATGCTAATTATAAAGGCATCTACGCAGATTGTAGTAATATGCAGAAGCTCATTGCCCGAACTGACACACCTTGCACTATAGACAGTGAAACAATTCCGTATGCAAGTAGTCAGTTAAAAATATATGTTCCAGATTCGGCAATAGAGACATATAAGACGGCAACGAATTGGAGTTCCTACAAAGATAAAATTGTCGGTTGGAGCGAGTTGACGGACGAGGAGAGACAGAAGTATGAATTAACAACATAAACGATTAGGATATGAAGATAGACAAAGACAACGACAAGCACATCATCGCTGATGATGGCAAGACGTTCGAGCGCATCGCAGATGGCACGAACTATGGAAAAGAGATTTATCTAGGGTATTCGTATTTCATTGGTGGGGAGAAGTTGGACGTTCCCCACCTTGACACGCCCGAGGACTTCCGAGAGGTTGACGAGCCAAAGGAAGATGAACAAAAAGAGAACAGAGATGAATGACAAGGAGAAAGAACTATGGCGAGTTATAGACAACGTAATCAAGTGTTGCGCCATTGAACTGCCGAACGGAGAGTTGAGCATTACGAGAGAAGACGTTCTCGGCAAGTCGAGAGCAGAAAACCTCGTAATGACACGATGTATGGTCGTTGAGCAGATGATACACGCAGGATTCAGCATAACGACCACTGCGACCGTATTAAACCGCACCGTTTCAGCTGTGAGACATCTTTGCAAGATGGCTTACACCTATATCAGCACGTCTCGAGTTTATCGACTTGCCACGGCACAAGCGACCCTTCTAAACAAGGACGTAGAGCCGATTTGTGTTTAATCAAGAAACAAAAAGAAAATAACCACAAGCGTTCTTTGACAATAATTCGATAAATACCCCTGCACTAACTTTTTGGAGCGAGCCAAAAATCAGAGTAACTTTGCAGCGGATTCCAATATTTGGTTTCCGTAACGTAATTAACTCAAAATTTTATGGCAGACACAATCGAGAAAGTTTATTGCACTGGGGACGGTGGCAATGACAACCTGGCAGCAGCCTTGCTCGCTAGAGGTAGAGACAATGATCCAGCAACGATGCTGGCAGCAATGAACGGTGGTATGGGCAACTGGATGAATAACCCGTTTGCCTATATGATGATGATGGCTTGGATGCGAGACTGGAATAACCGTGGCGGCAATTTGCAGGACACGGAATTGCAGAATCAGATTGCGAGCCTTCGCACACAGATGCAGGACGGCAATAATACGGCTCTCCTGATGGACGCAGTGAAGGGCAACGGTGTTGCTCTTGGTCAGCTGGCGCAGAATCTTAACTGCGATATGAACCAGCTGCAGAATGCAGTCTGTGGCGTGCAGGCAGCAATCCAAGATGTAGGCGGCAAGGTTGGTTTCAGCGCAGAGCGAGTAATCAACGCAGCGAACCTCGGAAACCTCAACATCATCCAGCAGTTGAAGGACTGTTGCTGCACCACCCAGCAGAACATCAACCGTATGGGCTACGAGAACCAGCTGGGGCAGAAGGACATCATCAACTCAATGCAGCGAGGGTTCGACTTCAACAACCGCAGCGTAGAGCGAGGTTTCTCAGCACTCGGTTTCCAGCTTCAGCAGGATAAGTGCGACATCATCCGCTCGAACCAAGACAACACCCAGCGCATCGTTGACGTTCTCAACAATCACTGGCATCAGGATTTGCAGCAGAAGTACAACGATGCACGCCTGGAGTTGAGCCAGCAGAGACAGAACGCTGAACTTATCGCGGCATTGAAGACCACCACGACCACAACTGGAGCGTAGGCGGTTAAACTAAATCTATCAAGGGGCAACTCGCTGTGTTATCGGTGAGACCCCTTTTTGTCTATTTATCGAATTATCTAAAAAGAGCGCATCATGGAATTTAAGAATATACAAAGAAATCACCCGGTCTATCTGCTAGACAAGCAGACGGTGGAAGTTAAGGAAGGCAAGGTCGTAGACAACCATCCGCACATCAACACTGGCATCGCAACCATTTCCAGCAGCGGACAGCCAATGCGAGACGTAACAATCGAGGTGGAGGGAAAGCAGACCATCTACACCATACCCGAACACCTTGGAGTTACCTATGCAGGCGAAATCGTACTGGCAACCGACAAGGCAGACCTTTTGCCAGAAGTTGGGAAATTGGTAAATGAAGCAGACGAGATAATCAAGGCATACGAGCCAAGCAAGGAGCGGAAAGCCAAGGGCGAAGAACTTCTTGCAGCTTTGAACCCGGCAATCAAGGAGAAGCAGGAAACCGAAAAGCGTTTCAAGGCACTTGAGGGCGATATAAGCGGCATTCGTGGCATGGTTAAACAGTTACTCGACAAACTAGGATAGGAGGGCGTACAATGAAGAAAATCATCGTTTTGCGCCATTCTTGCGATAGCGAGGAAGAGCGACACCATCACCAAGAGAACGACATCATCCACAGCTTACCATACGAGAAGGCAGCAAAGGCACTCATGGGAGCCAGTGGGTACGTGGCATACGTTGCCAAGCACGGCTACCACTTCACGAAACAGCTAGCAATCAAGGCAAGCGAGCAGATGAAGAACGTAGACGGAACGAGCCACCGGTGGACGGTAGACGAAATCCGGCTGGCGACAAACAACGAGATAATCTCAAAGGGCACAACCCTCGGGGATATTCTCTATTTGGCTAATATGGCTTATGCGGACTTCTACCCGAAGGTAATCAAGACCGAGAGCGACTGCGTACAGTATGCTATTGCCGTAGCCAGTGATCCGGACGGATACGAGGGTATGGCATTCTGCAGGTGGACGGCAGACATCATCGGGAAGGGTGTGACCATCGACTGGGAGAAATTGGAATAACCAAAAAAATAAATTGATATGAGCGAAGTATTTCACGATTTTCAGGTGCACCACCTTTATTTGTGCGCCCTAGTAATTTTTATCTGTTTCGCTACAATTCTGATAGCGATGACAATTGACCTGATAGCAGGCATACAGAAGGCGAAGGAACTGCATGTTGCAAGAACGTCAACCGGGTTGAAGAAAACGTGCGACAAAGCGAAGAAGTATTTTCCTACATTTCTCATCGCTGCGCTTATGGACGTGGCTACGTGTGTTATCTCTCCCTTCCCTATGTTCGCCATCGCCTGGACGGTGTATCTGCTTTTGTGCGAGTTCAAGAGCATCCGCGAAAAGGCATACGAGAAGGCAGAGATACGCAAGCAAGACCGCACGATGCAGGTGATCCTGGAGAATAAGGACGAAATTGCGAAGGCAGTTGTCGAGATAATGAAAGAAGAGCGGAAGAAAGGAGGAGATAATGAGGATAACTAGAGTGCAACTAATAAAGGTAATGCCGAATGCAGGCAGCAGGGCAGACACCTATCTTCCAATCATCAACGGATGGGCAGAGCATTTCCACATTAATACTCCTTTGCGAATGGCGCACTACCTCGCACAGATTGCCCACGAAAGCGGAGAGTTGAGATACACCAAAGAACTGGCAAGCGGCAGGGCCTACGAGGGCAGGAAAGACCTCGGAAACACCCAGCAGGGCGATGGCGTGAAGTATAAGGGCAGAGGATTGATACAGATTACCGGGCGAGCCAACTACCGGAAGTATGCCAATTATTGCGGCTTCGATGTTGTGGGCAGTCCCGAACTTCTGGAGCGTCCTCTGGGAGCAACGAAATCCTCGATGTGGGTATTCGACACCTTCGGCTGCAATGAGTTGGCAGACCAAGACAACTTGAAGGCTATCCGAAGGAAGATAAACGGAGGCTACCATGGACTGGCAGCCTGCGAGAAGTATTTGAAGCGAGCCAAGGAAGCCTTAAAAATCAAGGTGCTTGCGTAATAAACACATCAATCTAAAGTTTATAAAGTATGGAAAATTCAAGAAAAGGGCGAAATTTGCGTTCTGTGGCGTTATTTCTCGTCATGCTTATAATTACCCCACTTTTGATTTTGGGCTGTTCCTGCGCCAAAACAGCGCAAAATAACACGGTTTATCACGACAGCGCACACACCAGTGCAAGACGTGACAGCGTGAACCAGCGACAGATCCACTGGCAGGACACCCGGCAGGGCGACACCGTAATCAAGCAGGACAGCGTGCTTGTGTACATCAAGGGCGACACTGTAATCAAAGAGCGGTGGCACAATCTTACGACCACCAGATGGAAGACAACGACCAAGACGGACACCATCGTGGGCGACATTTACACATTCGTGACCGACACCACAAAGGTCAAGTATTACGTGAACCGATACAAGACCAAGGAGGTAGAGAAACCAGTGAGCACATGGCACAAGATAAGATTACTCGCTGGCGATTGCGTATTGCTATTCCTGCCAATCTTTGCGGTTCGCTGGATAAATGAGCGCATCAAGAAGAGTGTTCAATAGGTTCAATCATAATATCAATCTTTAAAAGGGCAGGAAGCGCAGGAGAGCGTTTTTCTGCCCATTTTTTGTGCGAAGAACACTTTTCATTGAGAGAAAAGGGGTAGGGGATATGAGAGTTAGATTATATTCATTCTAGCTAATGCGTGCAGGTTATTATTATATAGAGCGTGGAAAGCGTACCGAAAACAGCCGAAAGCGTACCGAAAACGACAGAAAGCGTACTGAAAACGACCGAAAACGTACCGAAAATAGCTGTGTTTACGACATAAACAGCCAATAAAAGTTAAAATATTAATATCTTTCGGGAAAAGTTTTGGTAGAACCGAAAAATATTAATATCTTTGCATCGTGTTTAGGAGATAAGCACATTAAACATTCAGTAACTAAGCCCTAGGCAACACGGTTAAGCCAGAGAAAAATGAAAAAGCCAAATTCAAACGTTTTAGAGTTTACAACAAAGTTTATCAACTCAAACTTCCGTATTAAGGTCTTCGGACGCACAGAGGATGGCAAGAAGATAAACACACTCGTAGGAGTAAGCGGAATCTTGAAGCTCATCGGAGCAGAACTCTTCAACAAGTTCATCAAGCGAGCATTGAAGGCTGGTATGGACGCTTGCCGCTGCGCACTCAGAAGAGGATTGGTTGTAACACTGTATGCTAAGTAATCAAGGGAGGGTGAAGCTATGAAGAAGTATTTTGTAAACGGCAAACAGATTTCCGAGACAGAAGCAATCTTAATTGATATGGAGAATAAGAGATTGCAGCAGAGCAACAACATTGCAGACTGGGCAGGTATTCAATTTATAATTCAAAGATAGGAGGTAAGACAATTATGGGATTAGCACTTTTAAGAGCGGTAGACCACAAGAGAAATGTTGTAGGGATAAAAGAAATTGAGTTCGACAACAAAAAACAAAGAATGATGCAAGCAAAGGCGTTCGGGCGCAAAGTAGGGGCATTTAAAGTTTTCATTAACTGGGCGACTGGCATGGAGATATATACACCTTCCGAACATTGCTTTGAGAGAATAAACAGATAACAATTTCAACAGAATTATTAACCAGCAGGGCGCAAGCCCTGCACAATATATCAAGATATGAAACAGTACATTTTGAACGGCAAAAATAGCCTTGGGCAAGTTGATAGTCACATCGAAGACTACAGAACCAAGGAGATAATGGAGGAAGAGTTTTCTCGAATTAAGGAAACCTTCAGGAACAACCCACATGCAGAAATGATGGAAGAAGGAGACCGACACTTCAAGGTTAAAATGGGTGGAGTGACATTCAAGTATTACATCACGGAAAGAGAAATTTAAATTTGGCAAGATATGAAGGAATATGACAAGATACCAGCACAAGCAGTGGTCGAGGTAACGACCAGCTGGGGAAGAACCTGCCTGCGAGAGATTGGGCGAGACCTAGATGAAGGTACGGTGCTCGATGGCTATTATTATCCGGTAAGCAAGGCTTTCGACTTTAATTGGAAGGGAGAGGGAGCAATGCTGTGGATCGGGGACAACGGAAGACTTGTAAGTCTCGGAGAAGGGCAAAAGCATAAATACATGATGCTATCCCGAATGCTATCCGATTGCAAGTACTTCCTTCGCTACCCATACTGGCGACACCTCTATTTCCCGAGCATCGCCCGGCATTGCAAGGAAATGCGCCAGTACTGGCTGGAGTTGAATATCAAGCCGGAGTGGTTATCTTATAAGCAGATCGGCAGGATTGAGCACAAGATGAACAGAATGAAAACCAAGTTGGATAGACAACTGAAGATAGACCATTTAAAAGAGACAGAAGACAATGACAGAACAAGAGTACAGAGAAGCCCTGCACGAAATCAACGTGAAGGCTGAGAACGAAAGAAGAATGCTGGCAAGAGCATTTGCTACTGAGCACAGCTCAGTTTTGGTAGGAGATTATATCAGCGACCACTGCGACACGATAAGGGTTGAAAGCTGGGAGATTTCGAAGAGAACCCACGAATACAACTCCTTGCCTTGCCTGGTATATCGCGGTATGACCTGCAAGAAGGATGGCACGCCACGAAAGAACCCGAAGAGGTGTAGCATCTATCAGTGCAACCTTTTGCGAGTAAATGGAGAACCAGTAAAGAATCACGGATATGGAGAATAATAGAAGAAACATCAAGAGAACGAAGAAGGGTGCTGGCGATGCGGTCATTCTTGATTATTTAAGAGGAGGATTGATGTATGGCTAATATATATATTACCGAAGAGGAATATGATGCAATATCTTTTTGCTCGGAGGAGATTACATCATTGGTTGAAGGAGGAGCAGAAGATGAATACGTAAAAGAAGCTGATAATGCGTTAAGGTCAATTGCATCAATTCAACGTAAGTATCGTAAAGCACTGAAGCGTGAGAATGCTCTTAAAGATGCCAAGGCTGCAGTTAAGAAGTTGCACCCAGAGTTAAAGGGAGAATTTTCAACAAGTTAGTTAAGAATGTAGCAGAACAATTAATAAACGGAGGTAAAAATGGCAAAGATTAAGAGTACCAAGAAGGGAGCAGGCAAGACGGTCAAGCTAGTTGGCATACAGATAGACAACGACCTGCTGCCTTTCCTCAACGCATTGCCCAACAAGTCACGATTCATCAATGATTTGTTGAGAAAGAAATTTTTTGGTAAATAATTTGGTGGTTTCAAAGGAAAAGCGTACCTTTGCATCACTGAATGTTTAAAGTGGTCTCCACTTATTACCCCAGCGGCTCGACTTTTTCACCGCTGGGGTATTTTTATGCTCTTTTCCCGATTTACCCCGAATTTTGCGTTCTGTGCCGCTTACGTGGTAAGCACGTAAAACTATCCCCGAAAACAATTTGAGCCGTTTCTGCGGCAAATTCGCAAGAAATAAGGCTATTTTTTGTCGTACAGCACGTAATCAATAACCCTGCGGTTGGCATCGTCCACACGGGACAAGTCCGCATTGATGTATGTGTCAGTTACCCGGACACCGAACGAGTGACCCAGCGCAAGCGACACCACGTCCTTCTGTATACCAAGATTGAAGGCGATAGATGCCCACGTATGGCGAGCGTAGTACGTAGTAAGCCCTGGGCGAACCTTTGCGAGTTTCTTGTTTATCATAACCGTTGCAGAATCAACATTTTTGAAATGCTCCGAGAAACGAAGCAGCTTCTTTTCCCCTTGGTATTTCTCGATGATTCGGAGAGCTTCTGGATGAAGAAGGATAGAGTAATGCCTGCCAGTCTTCGCCCGGTCGTATTCCAGTCTGCCACGGACAATATTCTCCTTTGTCAAGGCAAACAAGTCACGCACATTGATACCAATCAGCAGGAACATCAGCAGGAACATGTCGACCAGTTCATCACCACCAGCTTCGAAGATAGAGCGGATTTCTTCAACGGACAAATCTCGCTTTTTCGTTGTCTCAAGCCGGAGACTGTACCTGCGGAAGGGGTAGTTTTTCGTCTGCTCATTATCTATCGCCAAGTTGAAGACAGCAGCGATACAGAGCATCCTGCTGGTTCTGGTATTCCTGGACAAGCCTTCCTTTGCCATGAACGCATCGAAGTCCTCAAGCCAAGAGCGGTTAATCTCATCGTATGTAAGCAGAGCCGCTTTTTCCTTCCCGATGAAAGCTTCAATCTTTGCCCAAGTGTACTTGTATCTGTTTATAGTATTTTCTTTCAGATTCCTTCCCTCGTAGGCAATGAAGCCATCACGAAGCAGGGCGACCTTCTCCCTTGCAGGCTCGGCTTCAAGCATGATTAAGTCCCGGAGTTCCCTAGCCGTAATATCGCCCCGGTATGTTTCCCTGCATTGCGCCTTCATCATCATTCTATTATAAAAATTCAGACGGTCAAGCAGGAAGTCGTTGATAGCATCACGATCGGGACGCTTGCGCACCTTGCAAGACCTTTTATCCCACTCATCTTTCTTGCAGTATTGATTGAGGGATATGAAGGCAGTCCCACCGTGATGGTTGACGGCAAGCCGGATGGAGAACGTACCATCCTGCCTTTTTACCCTTGTATCTAAATATAGTCTCAGTGTTGCCATAATTCCGTGCAGTATTTATTCAGTTTATTTTCAGCGTTAAGAGCCGCGATTGTGCAACGTGGTGCATGATTGCGGCATTTTCAAGTTATCAGAGCATCAAAGAACCCCTTTAAATACTGGAGAAACCAGTAAAGTTGTACTTAAAATCATAACGTATGTTCTAAATGATTGAAAATTAAAAACTTATGCAGGCTGCTTTTTCTTTGTGCAGTTTTTATTCAGGTTTTTCACGATTTCGGACGTGAAGCCAGTCGCATAGAACTCTCCCGAGCCAAGGAGCAGCCAGTATGGGTTGATGTGGTAATCACGTACCAGGTACTGAACCCAAGACGGACGGAAACGACCGTAATACTCGGCAGGATCGTCTCGCAGGGACATGATGTTCCAGCGGTTGAGACCATACCGGTCGGTTATCGTCTTGAGACCGCCAATGCAACCATCAGCCTTCAGGCGGTCGATGGCAGAGAAGAAACGAACTACTATATCCACATCAGCGGACATCAGATTTTTATCTTCCATATTATTTTATCTTTTTGTAGGCACGACCGAAAACGCTTTCAAGCCTTGCCCGATGATTATTCAATCTTTGCGACCAGTCCTGCAACTGAGCCAGCG